CAATGCAGCAAATGGTAGGCTACCTTCTTATCCCTTCCACCAGATGCCAGGAGGCATTCTTCTTAGTAGGCGAGGGCGGTGCAGGTAAATCAGTGCTAGGCGTAATCTTAGAGGCACTCTTCGGCAACGCCTACACAAGCATAACCACCGGTGACTTAGTCACCAAACAGTTTCAGCTGTCTCAGGCAGAGAATAAGTTGGTCTTGTATGATGATGACTTAGGCACAGCTGCTCTCACAGAGACATCTACTTTAAAGAAATTAATCACCGCAGACCAGGCAATTCCTGCCGAGCGTAAGTTCGCAGACCCCTACAACTTTAGAAATTACTCCAGAATAGTGGCCTGTGCCAACTTCATGCTCTCTGCTCTCTATGACGATTCTGACGGCTTCTGGCGTAGACTTCACCCTATCCAGATTCTGCCAAAAGATAAGTCAAGAAAGACCATCAGAAACTTTGGTCAGATGATTGTGCAGCAGGAGTCTCAGCAAATCTTAAGATGGGCATTGCGTGGCCTCAAACACATCATCGATAATGACTGGAACATCTACTGGTCTGACAGGTCTTTAGAGTACCTTGGCAAGGTCAGAACAGAGGGCAACTACATCGCAGAATTCTTCCAGGACTGCCTCGATGTTAATCCACAAGGAGATGTCACCAGTGCAGAGTTATGGGATGTCTACCAGAGGTGGTGTAAGGACAACGGAACTGATTCAAAATCTGCCAGAAAATTCCAGTTGGACTTCAAAAAAATCACCGATGGAAGAGTGATTTTGGTGGACACAAGTGGAAATGATTATGTGTCTAATCAGGTGGTTATGTGTCCTAAAGTGTCCAGAAACGGAAAATATTTAAGGGGTTATTCCGGCATTTCGATTAAAAATGAGTGGAAATTGAATTTTAAAATCAAATGACTGGACGGATAATTTTGAGATGGACACATTGATCACACATAATTTTTTTGCTAGTGTCCATACGAAAACCCCTATATTTCCTTGCTTTTCGTAAGTCTTGGACGGATAAGACGGATATTTTTAAAAATATATAATATAATAGTAATTATATTAAATATATAATAGTATAGGCCGATTATCCGTCCTATCCGTCCAAACAGCATTTTTAACAGTAAAGGAGTGATTTATCCAGTGGCTGATGAAAAGAAAAAACGTACCAGAAGAAAACCTCCTATCCATTACGAACTTCCGGTTAAACCTCCTTCTAAATCCCTTCCTACTAATCCTGAGATGGAGGATAACTTTATTTCTGATTTTGTAGGATACGCTCTTGAATTCATCGACCTTGAACGAGTAGACTTTAAGGAGACTTCGGGCGTGCAGGAGCGATTGGTCTTCTGGTTGAAAAAATGTGAACAGTATGGCATCAGACCTACCATCATCGGGATGGCTGATGCCCTTGGAATTCACAGAAGTACTTTGTATCAGATTGTGTCTGAAAATTATCCTAATGGCAAAGTGCCGTTTGGAGCATCTCAGGAAACAGTTCGACTATTACAAAAAATCTACCAAAAAATTGCAGAAAGTTTGGAATCAGGAATGACAACTGGGAAGGTAAATCCGGTCAGTGCGATGTTCCTTCTGAAAAACCACCTCGGATACACCGATACAAACGAAATCGTAGTTCGCCGAGGGCAGGATGACGGTGACCTGGTAGATGTTGAAGCAATCCGTCAGAGATATCAGAAAAAATAAAATTTTTTTCAAAATTTTTAAAAATTTCTTGCACAGGTTTTGGACTTTTTCCGGCCTGGAAAATGCCTCAGATTTTTGACTAGAAAATCGCCTGGGTTTGCCTAGGGAAACTTGACCGAAAATTCGATGTGCTTCTCCTGAGACATAAAAACATAAAAGAATTGAAGTATACGCTAAAACGCTTCAGAATGCCCTAGAATCGATTTTGCATATTAGGCAAACATTTACCTATAAAGGAGTTAAAAACCGCTAGTAAATGTCCTACAGCGTGAAATAGTCAAATCACCTTGTTTCCGGCATTGCAGCACGTACAAAAAGCAAAGGCAAGCTTTGCAGCTTGCCAAATATGGAAAAGAAAAAGACGGTTTTACAACCGTCTTTTCTTGTTTAATAGTGTTTGAAGATAAAGCTTATTATTGTTCGGGGGATTTCATAAAGTACGTAATAGAGAATCAATTTTAATGTTTCCATGTTTTCACCTCACATATTAATTAAATGTAGTCCAGGAATAACGGTTATAAAGAGAATAACAGATAAAAGGAAAAATTTGAATCTGATCATTTATTCCATTTCCTCCATATTTACCGGTTCACTTAAAAACTTGCCATTGTATACACGTAGTATGCCGTCCCTAACAATAAAACCGGCATTTCTTAATTTTGCCTTTAGTCCTTTATTTGTAAGTCTAACAGTTATTTCGTCTTTTTCTGTATTGTCACGGAAAATATCGGATATTATAAACCCGATCCCTTTTTTATAGGTGGCTGTTGCTTGTGTACTGTTTGCCGACAGATTATATTTGTATGCATTAGGCAATTTGCAGTGATTCGGATTGACTGTTATTCTTGTACCGTCAAAGTCGTCATCCGTCATATATCCGAACTGGTTTAACCGGCAATCCCAAAATGAATACAAGAGATTAAATGTCGTAGTCGTACGTGCTGTGCAGCGTTTTTCAACAATTTCGATTTCTTCTCTAATAGGTGCCGACAGTGTATAGAATTCTTCTCTTTGTTCTTTGGTGTAATAATTACCTCTTTTTACAATCTCCTTCATTGACTTATTAATTGCTTTCCAGGTTTTACGGTTGATTTTTAACATTGTTTTTTCCTCCTTTAAAATTCCTCAATAAATTCAAAAATATCTTCTGATTTCATCATTAAATCAAAACTATCTAATAAAATAATTCCGTTGTAGTCTATCCATTCCGTAAAGTTGTCTATATCTTCCAATACGCTTGACAGCGTATTATATTCGGTTTCAAGAATGGAACGTGTTACAATGCTGTTATTTCTACGGTCATAATAAATGTCATTTTCCTCTAAATTCATGCCCGGTACAATTCCAATTACGCTTTGGATTTCTTCCAATGATCCGTTGTTTTGCACTAGGCAGCAATCCATGTAATGATCGAAGTCATCAATTTTTGAATCGTATGAACCGAAATATACAAAGGATTCATACACCGTATTTTCCGATTCGATACAATCATGATCCTGATCATAAAATAGCCTCATTTCTTTATACCTCTTTTCTTTTGATTTTTAATTTTTGGTTCAATTGCGGACAAGACGCTTGTCTTGTCCTTTGTTCAACCGAAAATCAATGCTTTAAAATTGCCAACCGGTCACCGGCTTTTAATGTCCAACAACCGGTATTACGGCAAATACAATCAAAACAGTTACCACCACACACAATCCAATTGTTGGGAATGTTTTCCAGGCTTTCCACAACATGGACAAGCGGAAAATTGTGTGGGTTTTCCGGTTCATCTTGTCCAAAGTCAACAGAAAACAGGATCACAAGGTTTTCGGGTTTTTCGTGATTTTCAAAGTACCTATTTACAAGACTGTATTTTTTCGTGAAAACAAGGTAACGGCAACTGGTGTTAATTTTTGCGGTCTCTACTATTCCCTTTAAATAGTCAGTGTCAACAATGTCACCACCTACAAAGTATCTAAAGGCCGTATCTATTGCAGTTAAGTATTGTACCGCTTTCCAATACATGGATTTATTATTCATGTACAAGTCAAGGTTGCGTTTCCAGGCGGTGGCGGTTGACGGTGCGTAATTTTTCATTCTCGCAGCGTAGCAATCCGGCCAACAGTGCAGTGACGAATCACAGGTGATATATGGCGGTACTGATAATGATCTAATTGCACCTGTTTTTCTGTTACCTTTGCTGATAGAGATTAAATTACAATAATCCGCAAAAGTTAATTCAGATAAATGTTCCTTGTAATTGTGAATAGTAATAGCAGTAGTCATGATGTAAACCTCCTTTAATAATGAAATCGTTATGATGACTTTAGTATAACGCAATCGTTATTATTGTCATCATAAATAATAACGAATTCATTATCAAATTTTGCAATTTTTCCAGTGTCCATATACTGTCAAGTTTTCGGACAGTTTGCGGATTGTCCGGCTGTCCGGCGGTATGTCCGGCGGTATGTCCGGCGGTTATTGGTGGCGGTTTATGGTCTCTATTGATTATGATCTGATAGAATTTTGCTTGTTTTGTGGCGGTATGACCCATGGGGGATACCAGTCCACCAGGCCGGACGAAATAGTCGCAGAAATATCCCAAAATTTTAAAAACACCTATTGACAACTAATTCGTTATATAATATACTCGTCATTGAAAGGAGATAAGAAACATGACCTCTAAAGAAGTAATAAGAGACATTATGAAATCAAGGTGTTACACACAGCAGACGCTGTCAGAGAAGCTTGGGTACACAAGTCAGTCAGCGATAGCAGCGAGGCTGAAGGGAGCGACCGAGATGAGAGTAGACACCCTGGTAAAGATGCTAGAAGCGATGGATTGCGAATTGGTGGTTAAGTCTAAACTGAAAGACAAGAAAGAATGGAGGATAGGATAAATGATGGCAGGTGAGATGCGGACAGAGTATCATGTACAATTTGCAGCACAGAGGCTTATAAGCGGAACATGGGATTCTGACGATTGTGCCTGGGAGTGGGAAATGTGGCACAAAAGCTACAAACGCAAAACGGCTGCGGAGAATTATTTTAACAAGGTAAAGCTTACCTCTGACATTCCGTGTGTCCGGCTGTATGAAGTATTAATAGAGGAAAAGCACAATTTGGAAGTAGAAAGCACACTGCTGGACGAGAGGTGGAACTGATATGCTATACGGATACAGCCGAGTGAGTACGAAAGGTCAGGCGAGGGATGGAAATTCCCTTGCCGACCAGAAGAGCAAGCTGATTGAAGCAGGAGTAGCGGAAGAGAACATTTATGCTGATGCCTTTACCGGAACTAAGAGTGAAAGGCCGGAATTTTCCCGATTACTTAGGCAGCTGCGTGAGGGAGACACCCTGGTGGTATGCAAGCTAGACAGATTTGCGAGGAGTGCAGCTGATGGCATCAGGTTGGTAGATGAACTTCTTAGTAGGGGAGTGAAGGTAAATGTGCTGAACATGGGAGTCATGGACAACAGCACGACCGGAAAGCTGATAAGAGGAATCTTCTTCTGTTTCGCAGAATTTGAGCGAGACATGATAGTGGAGAGGACACAGGCCGGAAAGGCGGTGGCGAGAGAGAATCCTTCCTGGAGAGAAGGAAGGAAACCGGCAGATGTGAAGAAACTGCGAATGCTGATTGAAGCAGGAAAGAGCGTGGCAGAGTGCTGTGCAGAGGTGGGTTGCAGTAGGAGTACGTATTATAAGTATGCAAAGGAGATTGCGTGATGTTTGGAGTGAAGACATGGAGCAGGAGCGGTAAGGTAGAAGTAGTGATGTGGAGTCATGAGAGAGTAGATGCTGAGAGAGTGTATGAAGGAACTGCGGTAGGAGGAGAGATAAAACAGGTAGAGTTGTTTGAGGATTCTCCGAGTGGGTACTACGTACTGGCAGTGAAGTGAGGCAGGAGCCGAGAGGTTCCTGCTTTTTTCATGCCAAAAAATTAACATGGAGAATAGTGTATGGAAAAAATTCTGGAAAAAATAAAAAAGAGTGCGGAGAAGAAGCTGTCGGCACAGGTGCTGATGGACTTTTACTATGTACTGGAAGATGAAGTGAAGGAACATGGTGGTGCAGACTACGTAGACTACATGGTGTGGCTTGCAGAGAAAGCCAGGTATGTGCTGAGTCTGCCTGGAGGCACGGATGCAGACTGGCTGAAAGCGTATGAGTTTTATGAGCAGGTTTTGCTGATGGCAGCACCGTGGCATTTTGACAGCTACTGCCTTTATCTGGAGTGGGACAGGGATCCTGAGAAGAGGTTCTATGAACCTAGGAGGAAGGTGCTGAAGCAGGTAGCAGATAAGTTGCAGAAGCTGTCTGAGGGAAAGACGAAGATACTTTGTATCTCGATGCCTCCTGGAGTCGGAAAGTCCACGATTGCGATTTTTTATCTCACATGGATGGCAGGAAAGTACCCGAATGAGCCGATGCTGACAGGCAGTCATAGCAATGCCTTTATCACAGGGTGCTACCAAGAGGTGTTGAGAGTGCTTGATGGCGGTGAGTATAGGTGGCATGAGGTATTTCCTCTGGTGAGCATACTGCGTACGAATGCGAAGGACACACGGATTGACCTGTCCGACCACGGTGGGAAGGGTAAGAGATTTGAGACACTGGAATTTACATCTGTAGGCAGTGGCAATGCAGGACTATATCGTGCAAGCCGGTTGCTGTATTGTGATGACCTGGTGTCCGGCATAGAGGTGGCTCTGTCGAAAGAGAGGCTAGATAAGCTGTGGGAGATATACACCACGGACTTGAGGCAGAGAAAGATTGGTGACCACTGCGGAGAACTGCACATTGCAACGAGATGGTCTGTGCATGACATTATAGGCCGTCTGGAGAGGCAGTATGAAGGGGATCCGATGTTTGACAAGCTTGTTCTTCCTGCGGTAGACGAACACGATGAGAGCAATTTTGACTACGACTACGGCGTAGGTTTCTCCAGTGAATTCTATCATGAGCAGAGAGAAATCATGGACGAGGTGTCATGGTTGGCTCTGTACATGAATCAGCCAATTGAACGTGAAGGACTTCTCTATCATAAGGAACAGCTGAATTACTACTTTGACCTTCCTAGTGAAGAGCCAGATGGCATCATAGCCGTGTGTGACACAAAGGACAAGGGAAAAGACTACTGTGTCCTTCCGGTAGGGTATAAATACGGAAACAGGGTGTACATAGAAGACATCCTGTGTGACAACGGCAACCCTGATGTGATTGATGAGAGAATTGCTCAGAAACTTCTGCACCACAAAGTGAGGTATGCGAGGTTTGAATCGAATGCTGCCGGAGGTAGGGTGGCGAAGACTGCACAGGACAACGTGAAAAAGGGCGGTGGGAGTACCAACATATCCACAAAGTTTTCCACAGCGAACAAGGAAACGAGGATAATTATGGCCTATCCGTATGTGATGGAGCATTTCTACTTTAAGGATTCTACATTGCAGAATAAGGAGTACAAGACGGCTATGGCAATGCTGTGTTCCTGGACGATGGCAGGAAGGAACAGCCACGATGATGTGCCGGATGCGATTGCCATGTTGGCAGACTTTGATGAGAAGATGAGTCATAATTATGTAGAAGTTTTCAAAAGGCCATTTTAATATATCCACAATATGTGGACAATTATGTGCAAAATATTGCAAAACACCACAACATATGGTATGGTAAAGGTGGTTGACGGAACAGAAATATCTTTGTTTTAATGCCTCCTTTCTAACGTATTTGGTTTATCGGTTGAGGAAAAGGCCATCTTTGGCAGAAATGTCAGGGATGGTCTTTTTCTATGCTCTGAGAGGTGAAGAAAGATGGGAATCAAGGAAACGAGCGGAAGAAAAATGCTTACAAGCAGCACCGTTCATATACATAGAGGAAATGTTGTAAAGGTACTCCAGAACATTCAGACGGACATGAACTGCAATGTGAATGACATCGAGTACCTGTGGAAATTCTATAAAGGCATACAGCCTATCCGTGAGCGGACGAAAGAATTCCGAGAGAACATCAATAACAAAGTCGTAGAGAACCATGCCAATGAGGTGGTGTCCTTTTACGAAGGATTTGTCTTTGGTGAACCGATCATCTACACGGTGCGGAACAATCCTGAGGTTGTGTCCAGAGGCGTGGATGCCCTCAATGACCTGATGTACGCAGAAGGGAAAGCCTCTAAGGACAAGACCCTTGGTATGTGGGAACTCATTGCCGGAGTAGGTTACCGGATGGTGGTTCCTGGTGAATTTGGTACTCCTTTTAGTTTATATACGCTAGATCCGAGAAGTACTGCGGTTGTATACAGTAATGACTTCCGACACAGGCCAGTGATGGGCATCATTACCACGAAGGATGAATTCGGGGAAGTTAAATATTCTGTATACACCGACAGCAGATACTTTGAGGTTTCCGGTGGAAGGGTGACAGTGGATGAGCCTCATGCCTTGGGCATGGTGCCGATCTTTGAATATCCACTGAACATGGCACGTATGGGCGTGTTTGAAGTAGCAATTCCACTGCTGAATGCCATCAATACGGTAGCCAGTGACAGGGTAAACGGCGTGGAGCAGTTTGTACAGTCCTTCCTTAAATTCATTAACTGCGACATCGATAAGGAATCCTATGAGGAATTCTTAAAGATGGGTGCCATCAAGGTAAAGAGCGTGGATGGTGCTGCTGCCGATGTGGACATTGTGTCGCAGGAATTGAACCAGAGCCAGACGCAGACCCTTGTGGACTATATGTATCAGACGGTGCTTACCATCTGCGGTATCCCGAACAGAAATGGTGGAACCAGTACATCCGATACCGGCATTGCCACGATTTTTCGTGACGGTTGGGAAACTGCGGAGGCCAGAGCAAAAAGCATTGAGATGGCCTTTAAGGAGTCCGAGTTACAGATGCTGAAACTGGCACTGCATATCTGTCAGGGAACCAAGGGTGTGGATGAATCACTGCGGAGTCTGTCAGTAGGAGACATCGGGATCCAGTTTACCAGACGGAATTATGAGAATGCTCAGAGCAAATCTCAGGTACTGGTAACCATGCTTAATAATCCGAAGATTCATCCGAGACTGGCCTTTGAGCATTGCGGTATGTTCTCCGACCCAGAGGACGCATACAAGATGTCCGATGAATACTATCAGGAGCAGATGGCGAAGTGGGAACCTGTGGAGATAACCAATGAAGACGATTTATGACGATGCCGACAGGTATCTGAAACAGCTTAAAGACCTGATGAGAAGGACATTCAATGCGATGTCTGTTACGAACTTTGACGAACTGAATTTTCCACAGATTCGTGAGGTGGTGAAAGCTGCCTATGAGAATCTGCTGAATAACGCCATCAAGCTGTACTTAAAGGCTGCACGTAGTGCGGTAAGGCTTGCCAAGGAAAAATGCCGTGACGGCTCTCCTTGGATGCCTGATGAGGAATGGGTACGGCAGAGTCTTAAGCGGTATAACCCCATCACTAAGTATCTGTTTTTCGCAGAGGCCGAGAGGAAAAGACTTAGGGAAACTGAGGCCATCGTCACGATGGTGGAGTTTCACGACCACGAAGGTCTGAACCAGTCAGTTCGCTCAGGTGCCAATGCGTGGTGGAAACAGGCAGCACAGGGAATGATTGATACGGTGGATGACGCTGTGGTCACTGAGTATAAGAAGTCCGGTGTAAAGGAAGTCATGTGGGTGAGTGAGCATGACAACAAGACCTGTGACGAATGTCTGGACATGGATGGAAATATCTATCCCATCGACAACATACCGGAGAAACCTCATTACAACTGCCGTTGCACGGTAGAACCGGTAAAGGATTGAATCCGCAAGGATTAATCATAAATGGTCAGGGAAGACCTTAATCGCAGACAGAGACAACTGTATAAAACGGAAAACATAGTCAGGGAAGACTTAAATCGCAGAGGAGAAGAACTATGACAATCAAAGAACTGTTAGGCAAAAGCTACAAGGAAGGAATGACCCTGGAAGAGATTGAAACTGCACTGGAAAGCATTGACTTACCTACTGATCAGAGCAGTGAAATCGACAAGCTGAAAAATCAGCTGTCCAAAGCGAATAGCGAAGCCAAGGGTTACAAAGACAAACTTGCGGAAAAGATGTCCGATGAGGAAAAGGCTGCGGAACAGCAGAAGGAACTGATGGAAAATCTCCAGAAGGAACTCGATGCCTACAAACAGAAAGACGCAATCAACGAGAATACCAAGGGTCTGCTTTCACTTGGCTATGATGAGGCACTCGCTGAAGCAACTGCGAAAGCTATGTATGAAGGGGATCTGAAGACCGTACTGGCGAACCAGAAGAAATTCATCGAGTCCGTAAAGGCCGATGTCAAATCTGACATCTTAAAGAACACTCCTACCCCTTCGGGTGGTGAGCAGAAGCCTAACGCCGTGACGAAAGACCAGTTTCTGGCGATGAATTATTCCCAGATGCTGAGTTTTAAGAAAGAGAATCCTGAACTCTTCGATGAGTTCACGAAAGGAGAACAAAATGGCGAATGAAACCAGACTTGCCAACCTGATTGATCCTCAGGTTATGGCAGCATATATCGAGAAGAAACTGACGAACGATTTGAAATTCCTTCCCCTGTTTACCATCGACACTACTCTGGTAGGCAGAGCCGGTGACACAGTATCTCTTCCGTCCTATGAGTACATTGGAGATGCTGAAGATGTTGCGGAACTGGGTGCTATTCCCTATGCGGAACTGAATGCCGGTTTCCAGGATGTGAAGGTTAAGAAAGCCGGTAAAGGCGTGACCATCTCTGACGAGGCTATGCTCTCCGCATATGGCAATCCCGGCGAAGAGGCCAGTGAGCAGATTTCTCTGGCTCTGAGAAGCAAAATGGATAACGACTGCCTTGCAGCGTTTGATAATGCTACTTGGGTATCCACGGCTACTGAGGTTACCCCGAATGCTATCAACGAGGCTCTGGTGTACTTTGGCGAGGATGTTGAAGGCCCGAAGGTATTGCTTGTATCTCCCCAGACCTATGCAGACCTTCGTCAGGCAGAGGATTGGGTTCCTGCTTCTGAGATTGCAGCGAACATCGTTATCTCCGGCAGAGTTGGCATGATCTACGGCTGTGATGTTGTGGTTACCAACAAGATCCAGGGTAAGACCACTGCTTACATTGTTAAACCTGGTGCAGGCCGAATCTTCATGAAGAGGGTTGAAAAGCCTGAGGTAGGCCGTGACATGGATCATAAGGCCACCAAGATCAATGCGGATGTCCACTATGCAGCTTATCTGTACGATCCGTCCAAGATCGTTAAGATTGGTGCTGCTAGTCTGGGTCAGCTTACTGTTACCCAGACCAGTAACATTGCTAGCGGTCATGCGAAGTTCGCAGTAGCCGGTTATCCGACCAACGTATCCGCAGGATGGAAAGCATACTTTGCTACTGGCCTTACCGCAGCTACTGAAGTTACGGTTGGTGCAGCTTACAGCACTGTTGCTTCTACCTTTGCCAACGAGTATGTGGGTGAAGCTGACTACTCCGCTGCCAACGGTAAGTACTTCCAGGTTATCTACGTTGATGCCGACAATAAGATCCGTGCTACTGGTAGCGTAGCAGCTGCGACCTCTATCTAATGCTAGGAGGAGTCTATGACACACAGCGAGATGTATACGATGCTCACATCCATGACGGATGAATCAGACCAGGCAGTGTTAGACTCCTACATTTCAATGGCAGAAAGCATTGCACTTGATTACCTATATCCCTATAACCATAGCGTCACGGAAGTACCCGACAGATACCGTGGTGTGGTAGTGAGAATCGCTGCCTACCACCTCAATAAGAAGGGTGCTGAAGGACAGCTGATGCACATAGAAAACGGCACTCACAGGAGTTATGAGGCAGGAGACACTCCTGTCTCGCTCCTGCGTGAGTTAACCCCGACTGTGGGGGTGATCAAGTGATTGGTCTGAGACGAAATGAGCAGACAATTTATTACTCTGTCTACAATGGCATGACCGACATGACCGATTCCAGTGGGTTTCTTACTGGTGAAAAGACATTGAATTTTGCGGATCCGGTTGCCTTAAAAGCCAATGTGGCTCCAGCAGCCGGTACCGTGGAAAGAGACGTCTTTGGTATGGGCATAGATTATGATGTGACAATCGTGACCTATGACACTGCCTGTCCCATCACTGAGGAATCCAGGGTCTGGATCGGTAAAGCTACCAGTGAACCGCATAACTACGTGGTTAAGCGGATTGCCCGAAGTCAGAACGTACTGCGGATTGCTCTAAAGGAAGTGACCGTAGGATGAAGACTATTGAAGTATCACTGAGTGCAGTAGACATCAATAGAGCCTGTCGTGAACTGGATGAGTATTTATCTCAGTTACAGCAAAAGGCCGAGGAACTGCGGAGAAGAGTTGCAGATGAGATTGCTGCAAATACCAACTTCTCACAATGCCTTATCCGTATGTGGACATACGCAAACCAGAATGGTAGCCGTGTTGCGGTGGATGTGAGCCGTTCAGCAGATGTACAGGTTCAAATCCGTGATGACGGAACAGTAAGCACCGTGCTTGCTGTGGGTGAAGATGCCGTCTGGTGCGAATTTGGCACAGGTGTCCACTATAACAATACCCTAGGAAAGTCTCCACATGATTGGGGAGAGGGACTGGGATTTATTATTGGTGGCTACGGTAAAGGCTACGGCAAGAATAAGGTTTGGGCATGGAGAGAGGGTGAATTGATTTTCACCAGAGGTATTCCGGCCTATATGCCTTTATATAACGCAGTACAGATTGTCGTATCCAGAATAGGCGATATCGCAAAGGAGGTGTTTGGATGATTGATATCGAAAATGAAATCTTTACAAGAGTGACAAACGCCATCCATGCCGAGGAAGGGTTTGAAACGGTATATACGACCAGTACGTACGAACCGGTTCCTCCGTCATTTCCTTGCGTGTCCCTCTGGGTAGATGCCAATGCTGTATGGCGTAAAGGCCGTGACCAGAGCAACATGGAGAACTTCAACGATATCGGTATTCTGGTGGAAGTGTACTCCAATAAGGAACCTGGAAAAAAGGCAGAAGCGAAAGCCTTAACTGCAATCGTAGACAGAGTAATGGCAGACATAAACATGAGCCGTGTACTGCAATATCCGACCCCGAATCTGGCAGATGCGAGTGTATACCGCATGACTAGTCGATATAGGGGAATCGTGAGTAAGGACGGCACAATCTATTATCGGAGGTAAGACGAAATGGCTATTTCCACTTATAAGGTGTTCTTGATGCAGAAATCTGGCAACACCTATGAAAAGCTTATCGACATTAAGGATTTCCCCGATCTGTTTGGCGAACCGGAACTTCTGGAAACCACCACGCTGAGTGATGGTGCCCAGACCTACATTCCTGGTATTCAGCAGATTGAATCTATGGATTTCCTGTTTAACTACACTCTTGCCGACTTCATGAAAATCAAAGCCATGGAGGGTACTGAGGTAGACCTCGCCGTGTGGTTTGGCGGTACCGTAAATGGCGGTGTCGTAACTCCTACTGGCGAAAACGGCAAATTTGAATTCAAAGGTCAGGTGACCGCATACGTTGAAGGTGGCGGTGTCAACGAAGTTGTTGATGCACACTGCGTGGTTACGCCTTCCACGGTCATTCAGCAGACCGCAACAGTTTAATAAGAGGACACGATTATGGCAAAAGAGATCACGATGTCATACGGTGGCATCGAATACAAACTGACTTACACACGTAGAACAGTGTCTATGATGGAGCAGAACGGTTTTAAAATAGGCTTACTCCTGGAACAGCCTATGACTATGATTCCGCAGCTGTTTGCCGGAGCCTTTCTGGCGAATCATCGAAAAACCAAAAATGATGTCATCGAGGAAATCTATGAGCATCTCGGCAAGAAAGATGAACTGATTAATATGCTTGTAGAAATGTACAATGACACAATTGCTACTCTCACGGACGAGCCTGATGAAGAATCGGGAAAAGTCGAGTGGGCAGCGGATTGGTAAGTGGTCTGGATGCCGACAGGGGGAGTGATACAAGTCGCTCCCCTTTAACTTACAGAGAGATATTTGAGCAGAATGTTCCTTTTTATCTTTCTATAGGGATGACACCGGAACAGTACTGGGACGAGGATCCCAAGTATGCTGAGTGGTATCGGAAAGCCTACGAACTGAAGAATGACAGAAAGAATCAGGAATTATGGTTGCAAGGTTTATATGTCTATTCTGCCATTCTCGATGCCAGTCCGATACTTCATGCATTTGCGAAGAAGGGTACGAAACCCAGAGAGTACTTCTCTGAGCCGATTCCTATCACGGCAAATGCGGTAAGAGAGAAAAGGGAACGTGAGGCCAAAGCGAAAATGGAGCGGATCCATAACAAGATGTTGAGGTTTATGTCCGCTTATAACAAGGAGGTGAAGAAAGATGGCTGATACGCAGATTGATAGTTTGTCAATATCGATAAGCAGTAATGCAGAATCGGCTACCTCCGGCATTGAACACTTAAGAAGCACCCTGGAAGGGTTAAAGACAGCGGTCAGCGGTCAGAGCAAAGGACTTAATAAGATAAGTACCGCAATGGAAAGTCTGGCAAAAGCTGTGTCCGGTATGGATCAGAAGAGCGTAAGCACTCTCTCTGCTGTGGTTACCTCCCTCCAAGGGTTAACAGCCTTAAGCGACATTAAATTTAATAAAGGCATTGTCAATAACTTACAGACACTGCTTACCACCATAGCAGGAGTCGATGATTCCACGGTCAAGAGGCTGAACGACTTAGCCTCTGCTATGTCTCAGCTAGGTAATGTCAACACCGCAGGAATGCGTCAGGCAGCAAGCGGTGCGAATCAGATGCTAGAAAGACTGGGTAGAGAATCCGGTAAAGGTGGAGGACTTTCCAGTTTTGGAGATAGGGTTAAAAGCTTACTTAATCTGAAGAATATGTTCCGCATGGTTCGTAATGGCATCAACGACTTCATGTACTTTAACAAGGTGGCGAATGACTACCTTGAAGATGTCAACCTCTACAATGTTTCCATGGGAGAATATGCACAGCAGGGGTTTGACTTCGC